ATTTTGCCTTAGAAGATCATCCTCTAAGACTTGCCCGCTTATTCTTCCTAATTGCTTCATATCTATCCCTTACTTGTTACAGTATTTAGTCGTAAAAAAAGGCACACTCGGTGCCTTTTATTATATAGATTTAAATGTATTTTTTAGTTTTCAACAAACTTAATACGTGCCGCGCCGTTACCGCCTCGGTGTCCACTATCTCTAACTCCTGGACACGGTAGGGCTGCCGGACCGCCTGCACCGTAAGGAACATACTGGGTACAACCCTGCATCTGGTAGCAACCACATGATCTGTTACCCATCCAACATGAGCCGTGATACACACCCTTGTCTGGGTTTCTGCTCATTGCATTGAGTGAATTTACATACTGGTGAATTCCACTTCCTGACCATCTAGAGTAAGGATTGTTATCTTCAGTACCGTATGTTACAGTTCCGCCTTCTTTAGAAAACATGTTTGCTGGTAGTGCCGCATGGTAATAGAACATACATATACATGCTGGATAGCATCCTAAGAAACTTGCACAACTAATACGTCCACAGCAATTAACATCGCCGCCATACGCACACGCAATGTGTCCGCCATCGTACATACAAACCAATCCACAGTTTGGACCCACGTTTGTTGCGCAATATCCGTTAGCACGTAAGCAACAATACAGTGATGGTGTTGTTGAGCAAAAAGAAGTTCCGCTTCTGCCGCCTTGCGAACACACACAACCGTTTGTACTTGAGCTAAACCAACACATTGCTGAGTTTGAACTACATCCTCTGTTACACATACCGTCTGCATTACCACACGATTTACCAAGACAACCGCATGTATAATTTCCGCTTGTTACGTTGAATGCTTTATTAGCATAAGATCCTGCGTTGCCCGGTAATCCTCCGCCACAGCAACACATCTTGCTGCCACTGCCGCCTGCGCCCCAAAGCTCTGCTAATACTGTTCCGCTTCCTGGAGCAATCCAACAATACCCGTTGCACAAGCAAGTATACATCTGACCATTGTCAAACGCCCATATTTTACCTTTTTCTAAGTTGCCTTCCGCTTGGGTGAAGTTCTTGCTACCTAGTAATGTCTTTAACGATGCCATGCACGTATCTCCTTACAATTATTTATCAAAGTTATGAAGCACTGTTACCGGCTTACCAACTGGCGGTGCTGAACTAAATCTAATATACCAGCCGGCTTGTTTGCTTGCTGGGTTTTGTGCTAACGAATAGTTTGTTCCTGAAATTTGAAATACTGATTCAACCAACACTAGCACGTTTTGTGCGGCTGTCGGAACAGGAAAGTCAGCATCGCCGTTAGCCAACGGACCAAAATCAAGTTCACTTCCGTCACCTACTCCTAAGTTCTGCTGTACAATAGATACAGGCTCTTGTCTTTTTAATCTAGCCCAAGTACCATTTGCATACGATTCATGTGCTTCAGTTTCTGTATTGTATCTAATCATTCCATTAGCTGGAAACAACGGTCGACTTGCAGTATTGCCCATTGGTACAACTACTGCTTGCTCGCCGCCTAGTTGAACAATTTGATTGATATCATACCTAATACCGTTAGCTTTGATATTTCGTACGCTAGTACTTTGTGCTTTAATTAATCTCATTTTTTACACTTCCAAGAAGCTTACTGTTGCGCTTAAATTAGTAGGTGATTGTGATATACATACAATCTTGTCACCTGCATCTAATACAATTTTTTCACTATCAAACGTAAACGTTTCGCCTGCTGGTAATGTAAGATCGTTAATAACCATATTAACATCGCCTTTAGCCGCGCCACTTGCTATAAAGTGCATGTCAAACATTGTTTCACCGTGCTCTAAGTGTAGCGGGTTAGTTGTGTCAGTGTTACATACCATTATTGTTAGCACTGCATATTGTTTTCCTGCTGGAACTAACAATATGTTTGTGTCTGTACTTGCTATTAGTGTGCTTGCTATTGCCATTATGTTTCCTTTTTAAAACAACATGCTCAACAAAAGAGCATTCTGTCTACTTATTATTTCGCCTGATTTTGAAGCACTGTGTTTGAAAAACAATCCAGTACCTCCTGCCGCAGGTGCTTTTACATATACTTTAAGTCCGTCAAGTGGACTAGCTGGATCTGATCCTTGCAGTGTTAATGTAAAGTTGTCGTTAACTATAACTCCGCCAGTTCCTTGTGATTCTAAAATTAAATCAGTGTCTGACGCAGTAGTTGATAAAATATTATCTTGGAATCTAAAATCTTCAAATTCAACTCTGTTTCCAAAAATTTGTCCCTTGTTGAGATTATCTATCTGAAAGGTAACTACACTAGGTGCACCACTTACTTCTGTATCTCTAACTTCTACATACGACTTACTTGCTGAGCCTTCTTCAATTCTTCTTTGAAAAGTACTTGTAAGTTGTGTTACAATAGTATCATCAACATATTTCTTGTTTGGAATATCATCGTCGTCGGTAATTTGTGTTTCGTAGTTGTTTGTACCAGTAACACTAATAACACCTGTGCCGGAGTTAATAAGATATAAATCTCCTCCGCCTGTTGATACACTATTAATACGCAAGCCTTGTAGTGTACCTGACGCATTAACTAATGTAAAGCCGCCAGTTATAGTTGTAGCACTAATTGGATCTGCCCAAGTAACAGTTTCATCAAACACAATCTTTGCATCAGGGTAACTACCCCTGTCTATTTGTATTCCTGATTGCGTAAGTGTAATACCTGTACCCGATTCACCATTATTAAGTGTAATAATATTATCTTTTAAGTTTAAATTTGCTGAACTAACTTGTGTAGTATTACCATTAACTAATAAGTCGCCTGTAATTGTAACTGTGCCAGAAGCAAGACCGGTGTCTAGTGTAATAGTACCACCAGATTGTACTTTAACTTTATAGTCACTATTCGGAAGAGCTAAAATTTTAGAAGACATATATAATTCCTATTGCAGATATATGGGGGAAGTTACTCCCCCATTTTACTTTTACGATGTTATCGGTGTAACTCTCATAACTGATGTAGTTGAGTCGTTTTCAATAACCCAAGTATGTCGGTTGTTTGAATAGTCTCTAACTGATCTGTTGTAAAGTTTAGCAATTCTAATTGTACCGCCTGCCGCATCTTGTGAGTTAATTGACATTTCATTAGCGCCTAAAGCACCGTTTACTTTGTCAACTAGTGTACAAATACCTACATTACCTGTACCTGTGCCTCCAACTGATGTTTTAGTGCCGTCTTTAGTATCGTTAACTAAAAACTTGTTTACTGATCTTTGTGCAATAATAAAGCCTACCGCTGATTCTGCATTGGCAGCTACTTGACAGTTAATAGTAATGTTTGTACCATCAGCTAAAGCGCCAAAGTACCTTTTGTTTAGTGGACGTCCCATTTGTTTCTCCTAATAAGTTACGTTCTAAGTAATACGCAGTGGGTCAGTTCTGCATAAGTCTATATAGTATAGCACGATTTGTGACACAAGTATTTATCATTAAAAGAAGCTAACGGAAATTAAGTCATAAAAAAACAGAGCCCGTAGGCCCTGTTTTTGTTTTTAAAGCAAAGTTTAGCTAAAGCTAACGTTTGCAGATGTTATAGCAACATTCGCTAAGTAATCAGCGGCATTACCCAATGAAGATGCTGTGTTTGATAACTCAACATATCCATAACGAGTCATAAAGCTCACTACTGGTTCGAATGTAGATGGATCCATTACAACACCACTTGACATCAACGGGATGTATGGGCAGTAAAATGCTGGAGCATCTGATTCACTATTACCTTTGTAACCAACAAGCGCCATAGCGTTATCGGCTGCGTAAGTATCTACATATACACGCATTGCATTGTTCAATGTACCAACAAACTTAGTGTTTGTAGGTGCTTCAAACGTGCCTTCCGTAGTACGTGCAAAAGCACTTGTAGTAGCAGACTGTAGGATTGTTAGTGCAAAAGGACTAACAACACAATAGTTACCTGCGCCACGACGTGTACGCTGAGCAATCAAGTTAGCCGCTCTGTTGATCTGAACTGCCAATGCGGCATGCTCGTCACCAACGAAAGTTGCTGTACCTGAAACGGCTTGTTGGTTGTACGTTTGTACAGCCGTGCCACTCAATGAACGCAATGAAGCAATAACTTCCTGGTCAATCTCAGCAGTAATCTCTTGTGCAAGAGCTGCCATGATTTCAGCTTCGACATCAATGCCGTGCTGTGCTTGTGCATCCTGAGCTGATTCAAAAGTCCAACGAGCACTTAACTTACGTGTTTTCGCTTCAACTGTTTGCTTCAAGATCTGAATGCTAAGTTTGTTACCAGCAGTACCTTCTGCTAAACTTGTTCCTTTTGCTTTACCAGCATCGGAACCAGCTTCGTCACCTGAATAACCAACAGCAATTTTGAATGGGCTTAAAGCCTCTTCGCCACTTGTTGCATCATCAGCTGTATCACTGTAACGTACTCTTAATGTGTGGATTTGTCCCACAGGACCGGTCATCGGTTGTACACCAACTAGCTCATTTGCTATTACTGTTGGCATAACACGTCTGATAACTGGTAAAATAACTCTGTTAAGAGTTGCGACATTACCGGCAGTAGTCGAACCAGCGGCTGATGTTTCAGACAAATACTTGCGAGTATTTTCTAAAGTTGCTGACATTACAGATTTTTTAGTTCCTGAAAGGCCTTCCATCAATGCTGTTTTCGTCTCTTGCCAGCGACTTTCTAGTAATTCTGACATAATTATATCTCCTTAATTTAATCCAGCTAAACGACGAATATCGATGACATTCTCGTCTTGCTTTTGTCTACTAACGTTAGTTTCTTGTTTGTTGCCTGTTATTGCTTTGCCTTCTGTTAGGTTCGCCTTCTTCTTCGCTGGACTATTACCCTCAATAACTGTTGGTAAATACTTGTTAAACGCCGACTTTAATTTCGGTGTTTGAACAGATTCCAGTAAGTCTGTCATTATTTCACGCTGTGCTACACTTAAAGGTGCAACCAATTCGTTCATAACTTTTGCTCGTTGTACTGACTCAGTAATCATTTTAATTTCAACAGTCTTTGCTTCTGCAAGTACTGTAGTCTTATCAACAATAGTCTTCGCTTCTGATAGTTGACGATTTTTAGTATCGATAACTTTCATTAACTTTGCTGTTTCACTCTTCTCATTCAAGTAGCTTCCTGCATACTCGGATGCGAATGATTCAAACAGCTTACGACCGAAGTCATTCTGTCTTGCAATTTCAATATCTTCTTTAAGTGTAGTAATTTCTTTATTCAAGTTCTTACTTACTGTTTCAGATACTAATTTTGCACTCTTTTCAATAAAGTTAGCTTTAACTTTCTTGAAGTGTGTCTTAGCTTCACGTACTAAACGTACTTTTGTTTCAGCTAGGTCTTGTTTATCCTCGTAGAATTCGTGGATTTCTTTAGCAAGAGCGTCTACAATAAAACTTTCTAACTGTCCAAACTTGTTAGACATAGTTTTTTGTTCTTCGTGTAGTTCAGATACTTCTTTTCCTAACTGTTGCACTACAAAACCTTTTAATAGGTCTGCGTTTTCACGCATTGCTACACCGTATTTTGCTTTAGCTTCAGCTAGTTGTTTGCGGTCATCTGCAAACTCAGAAATTTCTGCTTGAAGTCGCTCACTAAGCATAGAATCAATGGACTCAACCATTTGACCCTTGTCATGCTCATATTTTTTAGCAAATTCTTCACGAAGTTCAGCAGTTACCTGCATTTTGTTCGCTTTAATTTTGCCTTCCCAAGCTTCTTCAATTTGCGCTCTGATATCTTCAGAAACGACATCGTTTTCAAAGAGTGTTTTCAGTGCATCTATCATACTATTCTCCTGTTTCATTGGAGTTTGCTAATAATATTTATTAGCGATTCCTTAAGATACTTTTGTGCCTTTGGGTCGTGTCTTGTTGCCTGTGCCAATTCATATGCCTGGTGCCCGCCTCGAGCATTCATTAAGTGTTCGTAAATTGCTGTCGGATATGCTCCTGGCGCACTTGGCTGTGCCACAACGTCCACTGTAATAATTTCAAAGTCCGATACATCACCGGAATCTGTAACTTCACCAGAGCCCCTAGATGAAACACCTAGTTTAACACCTGCTTCTAACATAGTTTTAACTAAAGTGCCCATCGGGGTTGGTAATATCTTCAATTTACCATAACCGTTATTATCTTCCATCCACATTTCTGTGATCATGTGCGATACACGGTCAAGGTTTATATTAAGGCCTTCTGGATGATCAACTTCGCCGAGAACACTATATCCCCCAGTAACTTGATCGTTAAGAGTTTTGACAGCCCTACCAATTTCATTAACGGGGTACACACGCTGGTTAGCGTTACGTACTCCGCCCTGTATGCAAATACCTTTCATAAAAAGATCCTTGCCTTCGTTAGCAGATTCTACGACGATGTTCGCCTGTTGGAATGTCAAGTTCTCACTAAGTAGTCTCATTCAAACTTCCTTATTTGCCAATGATCGATTTTTTATCACTAGCTGTTTCGCCTGCGCCTTTTTTCTCAGCACCGTGGCCTTTTGACATAGCTTTCATACCTGTTTTTCCGACTTTAGCACCCGGAACGTTTATGTTGCCCATGTTGTCCTCTTTAGGAGTTGGGTCAGCTAGGCCGCCTTTAGTTCCTTCAGAATTGGATTCGCCACCTTGGGTTAAATTACCTGATGTGCCGTCGCCCATTTTGTTAGCACTTGCTGTTGGGGATTTAGTGTTTGCACCGTTGTCGCCCATTGTAGCACTTACTTTTTCAACATATTCACGCATGGTTTCTGCTTCTGATTTATCAGCTTCTTCGACTTCTTCATCAGTTGCTTCATCTACGTCAAGATCAAAACTCTCTTCTTCAGGAGCTTCTTCTTCGTCACCGTCGTCACCTTCGGCATCGTCTTCTTCGCCTTCTTCGTCATCATCGGAATCCATATCGGAACCCATTTCTGCATCAAAAGCCGCTTTTAATTTTTCAATTTCGTCTTGCAAGTCTGCAATGTCGTCTGCCATGTCACCTTCTTCGGCGTCATCATCGGCATCAGCATCCATATCAGGCATTTCCATGTCGCGCTCAAAGTCTGCTGATTGATCCATATCCATTGGATCTGCTTCAACTTCAAACTCGTCTAGATCAAAGTTTTCTTCTAACTCTTCGTCTGACTCTTCTACTTCTTCGTCTGACTCTTCTACTTCTTCGTCACTAGATTCATCAACTTCTTCATCAGTTGCTTCATCTACTTCTTCGTCAGTTGTTTCGTCGACTTCAAGATCATCTTCTAAAAGATTCTCATAAATATCTCTAGATTTTTCTACAACTATTTCGTGAAATAGTGCTTCCGCTCCAGCACGGTCTTCGTTTACTAATTTTTCGAGCATTTCCTCGAATTTATTACGTTCGCTCATTTTGTTCTCTCCTAAATGAAATATGTTTTACCTACGGTGAGGCTGTCTAATGTATTTACTCATTGTGTTAAATATGGGTGTATTATAGGCTCAAAATGGTTCATTTTGAAATACACGTAGATATGTTAAACGATTTTGCAAATTCTTCTACAGTAATATGTGTCAAGTTACTAAAATTCTCAAATGGTTCTGGAATAAATGAATCCTTTTCTTCTAACACTCTTATATATCTCTTTTCCGGAGATTTCTGCATTACATTGCACGTTTGACGTAACCAATTGCCAAAATACGTTGCACCGTCCTCTGATCTTTTATAATTTTGTGTACTTGAGTATATGTTATTAACTCTTTTCTCTTCAGGACCAATACCTTTATAGTCAAAACCCAAAATATATATAGTTTCATGTGCATGCGATGCGGCTAAATGCATCGCAGTTGGTCCACTACTCCAACCTAAACTAGGTTCAAAGTAATTAAACCCTGTATACTGTTCAAATGACTTATTGTAATTTGTCCATACCTGGTGTTCATTTTGATATCTTGTCATGTTTATTTCATTAACCATTTTAATGTCAACTGCAACAAGGTAGTCGGGTTGAAACTCTCTATACACTGCATTGCATGCATATATAGTTCCGTATTTTTTTAAAGGTTCTAAAGGTATAGTGGATCGGCTTGTGCCATTACCTAATACAAACGCTACGCTCAATTATCATACTCCGCCCTCTGCATTCGAGGCTAGTCCATACATTTGTCTTACAAACAATAATTCTTTTGCTTGCTCTTCAGTATGTAGCTCTGCGGCTTTTCTTACACGGTTAATCTGGCGTAGTGTCAATTTAGTTTTACGTGTATCGTCTAAATCTACAGGGGAGTCATCAAGGTCAGCTTCGTAACGCTTGTCTTCGACTGGTTCGACAGTCTCTTTGTCAAAATAAAATAATTCACGTAGTATCATAATAGTATTTATACAGTTACGCCAGTATTACCTGCGTCCCCTGCATCGCCTCCTGCTGTTGGATCAGCACCTGTGTCCATACCACCTTCAATTGGTGATCCTTCTTCTGGTGCTTCGTCTTCCATACTGCCCATGTCGCCTGCTATTCCTGCGCCACTAATACCGGCAGTTCTCATTTCACCTTCAGCATCCGACGGAGCTGGATCTAAGTTCTCGTCATTTTCTTCTTTCCACATACGTTCATTCTCTGCTACTTCTTCAGCACTAAGTCCTAAGAATCGTTGAAGCGCAAACCGATTAGAAATATAAGGTATAGCACTCATTTGTGTGTATGTTGGTACACGAGCATTATCAATTTCACTTTGTCTATAGCTTGCAAAGTTTTGTGGAGGTTGGAAACGCAAATCAAACATTGCAGTGTCTACGTTTACGCCTTTTTCAAGTATGTAACGTTTGAACTCTTGATTAAGTTCTTCAACTACTAAGTTTTGTAATCGTTCGCAGTACGTGTTGAAACGAAGTTCTTGAATGTATGCTGTGCCCACTCTGCCGTCATTATACTGTGCCGCACTATCGTCTGCTCCCGTTGGTAAGTAGCTACTAGGGATTCGTAAACCACGTACGAGCTTATTAGTAAAATATCTAAGGTCATCAATTTCTCCAAGGTTAGTACCGCCAGGCAATGTTTCAACTTTTGAACCGCGCCCTTCTGCTGTTTGTGGGAAGAAGTAATCTTCGTTAATTGATAACGGATTATAACTACTATCAATTACATTTGTGCCGCCGCCAGTTGCACTAGGAATACGTCTTTGATGTATTTCTGTTTTTACACGCTCAACAAATTGCATTGCTAAGTGACTTGGCATATTACCTACGTCAACATAAAATACTCTTCTTTCTGGAGCACGTTGTACACGATAGATAATAATTGCATCTTCAAGTAATTCTTTTTGCTTGTATACTTTAAAAACTGTTTCTAACAAACTATTACCAAACGGATAGTTTTGATCTAGTCCTTCACTTAAACTTAAATGTATAACGTTTTCAGCGTTAACTGATAGTTCTCCATCTTCTGTAGTGTAACGGTTACCAGCACCTTGTGGAGCATTACCTACCATGCCGCGCACTTGGCCGCCTTGTGTACCGCCGCCGCCATTAATATTTCCGCTTGTAACATGCGGAGTAGTTGCAACCATATCTCTAAAGTTTAAGTTAAAGTTTTTAATAACATATTGCTCAGGTGTTTTACCTTCGCTTTCGTTAACAATGATACGTGTTACGTTTGCACTGTCTACGTGGAATAATTTTTTAGTTTCTGGATCTCTTACAAAAAACTGATCTCCATACTTAAACACATTGCGCAATATTCTAAACATACGTGTTTCAAATTTGTTTAACTTACACCATTGCTGTAAGTACTGCGCTATAATAGTAGTTTCAGTGTTTGTAGATTTCTTTTTAAAGTCTATTGTAAAAGGAGTTCTGTTATTAGTATTTTGTTGCGAACAAAACTCTGCTAGAATATCAAGTGCCGCATTAACTTCTGAATCCATATCCATAGTGTTATACTGGCCGTAACGTTCAACTCTGTTAGGACTTCCTACATATACATCCGGTAAGTAAGAACTGTAATTAGTTCTTGCAGGCCCAGGAGTTCCGCCGTTATACTTTCCACCGCCTAACGGTGAATAGCTTCCTCCCATATTGTCGCCTGTTTGTACAGGTGTAAAATGCTTCTTCCAACTCATGTTGTTTCCTAATTAATCTAGTTACTTAGTGTGTGATCTGTTAACTTCTTGCCGTTTCTTCTGATAGCTTCGGTTTCTGTTAATAGCTTGTCTATGTTAGTATTTAGTAGGGTTAGCTGATCTGAGCTACCTGTTCCGGCGCCGCCACCACTAGGCATTGTTGTATTACCTGCGTTACTGCCTTTATAGAACGGTATCCAACTGTTGTCTTTAGTTAGCTCGTCGTTCATTTTTTCAAAAGCATTACCAAGGCGCTCCATTTGATCAGCATATAGTTTTAAATTACTAACGTCTAAATCTTTACCAAACTTTGACAACCCTTCTAATGCAGTTCCGCTTAATTTTACATTCTCAATAGCTGTTGCATCAATTTTTTCAAACTGGTTAATACCCTCAACTAGTGTAGTGAAAGGTGAACTAGAACCAAAGAAGCTAGTAATAGATTCTAGTACTCCGCCCTTAGTAAGACTTATTAGTGCAGGTCCTAGTAAGCCTAATGATGTAGCAATTTCTGCAAAGTTTGCGGCTCCCTTCATGTTAGCCATTAGTTCAACACCTGCGGCAATCTTTTCAACACCGTCTCCGGCTAAGTCGATGCCTTTTCCTGCAAGTGTTATTGCCGCACCAGTACCAATAAGCATTGCAGTAAATACTGCCGCACCAATTGCTACTGGGCCATTTGCAAACATTCTAAACACTGTAGTAAGTGCTTTAAATCCAAGAAACACAGCACCAGTAGCTAGTATTGCTCCTAATGCACCTAGCCCACCTAAAAGAGCTGGTCCTGCAAGCAAGCCTAGGAAACTACTTAATGCACCGCCTTCGCGTTCGCCTGTTGCTGCCATTTGACCTGCAGGACCTGCCATTTCCATTTTTTTCTTACCAAATACAACATCTTTAGCTATGTTCATTAGACCTGACATTGCTGTTGATATGTGAGGAGCTATTAACTCGCCGAGTTTACTTAATCCGTCACCTAGGTATTTTCCTATGTCTTCCATCAAGGTACCTTTTTGGAAGGATTCCATCAAGCCTGTTATTGCTGTTCCAAAGGACGTAGCGGCTGATTTAATTTTACTAATTCCACCGCCCTCATCCATTAACTCTTGAAACTTAGTAGTTATGTTGCTTAATACTAGGGTAACTGAAGCAAAAATACCACTATCAATTAGTGCATTTTTCATTTTGTTTCTTGTGTCTGTTATTGTTTGCTCAAAGTCTAATACAGTTTTTGCTCGCCCTTCGTCAATTGCTTTTTGTTTTTTTGCTTGCTCAATCTGTGCTGCCGAAACTGATTCTACTAAATTACCAAGGCCAAGCACACTGAGCGTTGTTAACGCAACTTGGTCGCCCATAGCCGCACGTACTGCTAACGAATCTTTTTCTGCTGTTGACATTTTTAATACAGTCTGTCTAGCTTTTTCAATTTCTGCGGTCAGCATATCCGCCGCGCCAGGAACACCGTCACCTAATGCTTTAGTTGCTGCCGCAATTCCAGGGTTTAATAAAGAAAGTGCCACTGCCGATTCACTATATGGTACTCCGCCCATAGCAATCATTTCTTTAACAGCTTCACCTAGTTCAGCATCACGTGCAGATAACATAGTAACTGTACTTGTTACTGCTAGTCTAGCTGTTTCGTCTAATCCAGCTAGTACACCCTTTAATCGCTTATCATTAGATACCTCATTCATTGCTCCCGATATTTCATCACGTTGCTTACCAGTTGCTTTTGCAAGTTTGTCAACTTCTTTAATATATGCTTGAGCAGAGGCTAATGTCTGTTTACTAGATAACCGTTCACCTCGGCCAAGTCGCTGTTGCTGGGTTACATAGTCAGCTGTATACTCACTAACTTCTTCCATAGTCATGCCCAGTTGGAGGAATAATTTAGAGTTTTTACTTACACCCTGCAGTAATCCAGTAAATGCTTTTGCTCCACCACCAGCTGAGCTGCCAAGTTTTGCTAACATCTCGGCGTTCGATGAAATCACTCCCGAATACTGTTCCATAGTTAAACTTGTTTTAGTTGCCATATAAGATGCTTCGTACAAGTTTTCACCAAAGTCGATACCTACTTTTGACAAGTCTCTAAACGTATCAATTTGATTGTCTATTGTTGAAACAAGTAGTTGCCCTATTCCGCCTATTAGTCCTCCAACAATTGGAATAGATTCTAACGCACCAGTAACATGACTACTAAAGTCACTTATTCTGTCGCCACCTGTTAATAGTTCGCCTGTTAGACCTTTAAATGCATTTGCAATTTGGCCTATGCCGCGGATATAAACGTTACCTACATTGTCTGCGGCCTCTTCTAACTCTCCTAATTCTTTAGTAGTTTTGCCAGACTGTTTAGCTAGTGCCGCTAATTGTTTTTTAGATTCTTCACCACCGCTTTTGCTGCCGCCATCGCCTTTGGATCCCATCGCCTTGAGCAATTTAAGTAAGGTTGCTTCAGTTGCCGCGTTTTCTAACGTGACATCTTCTTGTCCAATTACACCTGTTACCTTTTCAGCCATATTCTACAGTTCCTTATTAAGTACGCATATAAATATAAGAGATACATACTTGTATAATGTATTTATACGGAGAATAGAATGACAGATAATAACTCACCAGGAATGGTTGAACTAACTGCGCCAGGTGCTAATCCTTTACAGAAATTCTTTAGACAACCTAAATTATATATTACGTTGCCTAGTAAAGGTCGCTGGTATCCAGCAGGGTCTTTAGAAACTACAGAAAATGGCGAGTTAGCAGTATTTGCCATGACTGCTAAAGACGAACTAACTTTAAAAACACCAGATGCACTTATTAACGGAGCCGCAACTGTTGAAATTATACAAAGTTGTGTGCCTAGCATTTTAAATGCATGGGTAATGCCTAGTATTGATGTTGATGCATTACTTATTGCTATTAGAATTGCAACATATGGTCCAACAATGGACGTAGAAGTAACTGCACCAAACACAGAAGAAGCAAACAACTTTCAAATGGACTTACGCCAAGTGCTAGAAACAGTTGGTGTTGAGGAGTTTGTTGAAGATGTACCAACAACAACTCCAGGACTGCAAGTAAAAATTAGACCTGTGACATACAAAGAGTATACTTCTGCCGCACTACAAACATTTGAAGAAGAAAGAATGTTTAGGATTGTCAACGACGGTGACTTAGAACAAGAACGCAAGTTAGAACTGTTTGGCGAAACGTTTACTAAAATTAGAGATTTAACTGTTGGAATGATTTCTAACAGCATTGTATCAATTACAGTTGACGATGTTGAAGTTACTAATAGGGTTCACATAACTGATTTTATTGATAACGCTGATAAAAGTGTATTTTCAGATATAACAAAGCATATTGAAACAGAAAAAACTAAACATGCTGTAAAGCCATTAAAGGTATTTGCAACTGAAGAACAACTTGAACTTGGTGCGCCTAAGGAGTTTGAAGTTCCGATTGTATTCGATCAATCAACTTTTTTCGCCTAAGGATCGTTAACTGGCCAGTTGATCAAATCCTACAAGAAGTTTCAGACTTACAAGGCCAAGCAAAGCAGTTTCGACATTCTATATTAGAAATAATGTGGCACATGCGAGGAAGTGTTAGTATGGATGAAGCGTTTATGTTATCTAATGAAGATAGAGAACTTATTAGTGACATTGTTAAAAGCAATTACGAAAACACCAAAAAGTCCGGACTACCTTTAGTTTAACGTACTGCTGGACCAATTGGAGCTGCCTTAGTTCCAGTAAGCATTGCTTTAACTGCTTCGCCTACTCCAGCTTTATTAATTTCTTTAGCTATATTAGTTACTCGCTTAGTAGACAATCCTGGACTAACATCCTTAGGTGCAATAGCACCAGTAGCATTATTTTTCCATTGAGCACCTTGCCAAATATAAGTTTGGCCATCGTCGCCATCTAACAACTGTCCTGCACCAGGCGCTACATCAATTGTTGGATTAGGAACTTTCTTTGGATCAAAATCTGTAGTAGTAGTTGCACTCTTTTCAACGCCGGCTTTCTTTTCAGCTTGTGCTATAAGTGTTTGAAACTTTTGTAACTGCCCAACGTCTGCGAATATAGCTTGCAATCCTTTAGCAAATGGTGCTAGTTGCTTTGCTAAGTTTGCAGGTAATGCTTCTCCCTTTTCAAGTTTTTCAAGACCTTTGCCCATTTGACTTGCTGAGCCTTTGCCTCCTAACTTTGATGCCATACGTTTAGCACCTTGAGAAACTTTAGCTTTTATATCTTTGATACTAGGTGCTTCATTGATAGTTTCTTTTTCTAAACTTGTAATTTGAGTAACTTGCATTATAACATTCCCGCTAATTCTTTTCTTTGCTTAACTGATAAACTATCAATAGTTGCTTGTAACTTCGGATCAATTTTTGCTGGCTTACCTACTGGAGGTGCTTTTGTTCCTGCCGCATTTCCTGTAGCCGGTGCTTTCGCGCCAGACGTTTTTTTAGCAGTTCCTTTTTTACCAGTTTTAGCTTGCATTTTATCTAATACACTGTTACCAACTGTTGGTTCTATTTTAGCTTTTCCGGCTGGTTGTTTATCTGGAGCCGCAGCCGCATTACCGCCTGTAAGTTTATTCTTTGCGGCTTGTTTCAAAACATCCATAACTGTTTTCTTATCAAGCGTGCCTGCCGGTAATGTTATTCCACCCGCAGATAACTTATTTTGTTTCATAAATGCGCCAAAGTCTTGGTCAGTCATGTTTTTATCATTCTTGCCGTTAATGCCTTGCCACTTCTTGAGAGTCTTATATAATGCGTTAGCTTCTTTACCCATCTCAGCATTACCAGCTATACGTTCAGCACCAGGTAGTTTACCCACAGCACCTTTAATCGCATTACCAACACCACTAGTAGGTGCTTCGTTAATTATTTTATCTTCGCTTATAATATCATAAACATTCATGAGTAGTCCTTAAATTACTTATTAATTGTATTTAGTGTTTTATATGTCTTAACTTCGTTAATACAAGTTATCGCTAACGCTCAAACTACTTACACTTCGTTTTAACTTAAATGTTATTAAATGAATTATATGAAAAGCATTATTACGAATGTAATAATGTTTATACTTCATGTAGATTGTTTTAGTCAGACGGAACTATTTCTAGCCCCGTCATCTTGTTGAAAACTTCATGTGAGTCTGCCACAGCCAAGACATTGGAAAGAGGTAATTTTTATACACAAGTTCAATGGGCTCTGACCTTTCCCATCCTCCGTCGACATTATGTAACATAGAGAATACAGTAAGCTAGTTAGTGTAATCTCTATAGTACAATATTCCCTCGCTTCGTTCCTAGTGCTAAAGGGTTTTTATGAACTATGTTGTGTTTTTCGACTGCCAACAATGCAATCTATATCAACCAGTGAGCCCAATTTGTTTGGTGGCTTCCTACCTCTGGGTAGTCAATCAATATGTACGTGTGCTTCTATACGAGAGCTTTTTCCACAGCGGTAATTTAAACTGGCCCGCTAACCTTATGTGTTGGAATGATTTGCCTGTAAATGCTCTTTAAGAATTTTGGATCCGCCAACTCTAACATTAATAATACCATTGTAGTATTCATCTGTTTCGAGTACTCTGCGTTCAAACTGTTCTCGCGCCTCTAAGTAACTTGCTATGCCTCTGCTAGGACAAATGTGAATAATTTCTCTTATAAAATTATCTTCGCCTAACTCTAAAACGTCTGCATTAAGTCTGTCACTGGAACCGTAATAGGTTTGCCAATCACTTTCTTTAGTGCTACGTCTTTTGTTTTTTTTGCCTTTGA